GTCGACCATCCGGCGGCGCGGCGGTTTATTGAAACCAGATCCCAGAGGTTCGCCGAACGGGTCCCTGAAACGACCTGGAAGAATCTTCAGGAATCTATATCTGAAGGAATGTCAGAAGGTGAAGCGATTAAAGATCTGGAAAAGCGGGTCGTCGAAGTAATGGACGACCGGATCCGATCGACACCGGAAACGATCGCCAGGACGGAAGCGGTCGGAGCGTACAATGGCGGAACCCTGGTCGCCTGGGAACAGTCCGGGGTCGTCGCCCGAAAAGGCTGGCTGGCGGCGCTAGATGATCGGACCAGGGACTCGCATATCGAGGCGCATAAAGTCTATCAGGCGGAACCTATCTTATTAAGCGACGATTTTCACGTTGGCGACGGATGGGGTCCGGCGCCGGGACAGATCGGGATCGCGAAAGAAGATATTAATTGCCGCTGTACTATGATACCGGAACTGGCGGAACGAACTTTTAAAAGTAACGGACGGGGTCGACTGGCGACTCTGGTACTACTCGCCGAACGTCTGGAAGGAGTCGGAAATGGAAAAAGATAAGGTATTTATTAGGGCATACTGCGAACGGGCGGAAGGGGATCCGGCGGAACTTATGGGGACGCCGATAACGTTCGTCGCGTCGACTGAAGGGATCAAGCGGGACGGGTTAGATCTTTCTATGGATGGGGGGGACCTAGAAAACTATCGGGCGAATCCGGTCGTCCTATGGGCGCATGATTACTGGGGGAATCGTCCCCCGATCGGTCGCGCCCAGGATCTGAAGGTCGAAGGGAAGAACTTAAAGACGGACGTTATATTCGACCAGGCGGACGACTTCGCCCGGTCGATCGAACGGAAGTATCGGGACGGCTTTCTTAATGCGGTTTCGATCGGTTTCGATCCGACCGAATTCGAAGGGAACGTCGTAACGTCCTGGGACCTGCTGGATATTTCGGCGGTCCCGGTCCCTGGGGATCCTGAAGCATTAATGGAACGACAGGGCGCCGGGATTAGATCCATTTATGCCCAGGCGCTGGAAAAGGTCCATATGGACGTTTCCAAGATTAAAAACGAACCAGTCGATCAGGTAGTCGAAAGACTCACCCGGAATCTTTTCGGGTTAGAAGAAGAAGTCGAAGATCCGGCGGAAGGCGACGACGACGTCGCCCTGGCGCCGGTTGTCGAAGTAAGGTCGGAGTCGGTTTTATGGTCCGGGGTTTCCGTCGCGATGGCGGGGATCTTCGATCCGAAATCGGCGATTGACGACGAAAAACGAAAGTCCGTATATATCCTGCTGGAAAGGATCTATCGGCGACTAGGAAAGACGGCGCCGGAATTCCTGGACCTGGAAGAACTTCGTTCCCTGGGTCCGAAGGAAATCCGCGGTCTATTCCTGGAAGAAGAAGCGATCGGGGCGTTCCTTACGGAATGGCGATCCGGCGATAAGGTCTTCGGCGGTCCCCTTCTGGAAGTTGAAACCCTGGACGACGCGCGCAACCTGGCGGCGTCCCTGGTCCTGACAGTCGTCGGGACTCTGATCGAAGAATTCGACGCCGAACTGATCCCCGTCCTTCAGGATCCAGACCCGGATCCGGTTCGTATCCAGGTTATCCTGGACGCCCTGGATCTGGTAAAAGAGGAAGGTTAATATCATGGATCAAGAACAGTTTGATAATCTAGCGACCGAAATACAGGGTCGACTAGAGTCGATCGAAGCGAATTATTCGACCGAAGCGTTAAAGGCGCTGATCGCCGATAGTCTTCCGGCGCTCATGGAATCGGACGAAGACTTCGCCCGGAAGATGCGATTCGGCGTTGGCGGGACACCACGCGAATTGGTCGGGACGAAATACGCGCGCTGGAATCTGTCAGTATGCGACGTCGAATTTCTGTACGACCTTATGGTCGCGAATCACCTGGCAGGACGCGGAAAGGGACCGTCGGAAGAACTGACGAACACCTTTAACGCGATCAGTCGGGCGTTTTATCTTCCCGAAGATCAAGTCCGGGCTATGGATCGCGACGCGATCGACGATCTATTCCCCAGGATCCCCTTATCCGAATTTCATGGTAGGGATCGCGAACTGGCGGCGGACGGAAAGCATGAACTGACCGGCGCTTATAAACGGGCGATCCGCGCTATGGATACCGCGGAGTCGGGCTATGGGTCCGAACTGGTCGGCGCTCAGTACGTTGGCGAACTTTGGGAAGCGGCTAGGGCGGAGTCGCGAGTCTTTTCCCTGATCGAATCCTTCGAAATGACGGCGCCGACGGCTTATCTTCCCGTCGAAGCGGATCTTCCCGAAATGCTGTACGTTTCGGAATTCGCCGCCGCGCCGGATGGGTCGTACTACACGACTTCGAAGACTGGATCGAACCGGGTCCAGGTCGACGCGAAGAAGTTCATCATCTATCAGGTCTGGTCGGGCGAAATGGCGGAAGATTCGATCGTTCCGTTCGTTCCATTTATTCGACGTCAACAGACCCTGGCGCTGGCGCATTATCTAGACTCAGTCGCGATTAACGGGGACACGACGAACCTAGCGACTGGAAATATTAACCTGGACGATGCGGATCCGGCGGACACGAAACACTATCTAGCGTTCGACGGAATCCGGCACGTTGGATTGGTCGACAATACCGCGAACCAGGACGACATAGCCGCGGCGTTGGTCCTCGCAGATCTTACGAAGGCGAAGGCGCGTATGATCGACTCAACGTATCTAATGGACTGGGGACACCCGACGGACCCGGCGGATCTGATTTATGTTGGCGATCCCGAATCAGTCGAAGCGATCCGGGCGTTATCCGATCTGGTCCTATGGTTTCAGTATCGAGGTCAACCCCTGTTGACCGGGCAGATCGCGGAAGTAGCGGGACACCCTGTTATTTCCAGTATCGCCGTTTCGAAGACCGAAGCGGACGGGAAGGTTTCGACGACTGGATCGAATAACACTCTAGGACAGGTCGTCGTTTTCAATCGGCGCGGCTTTAAAACCGGCTGGCGTCGACGCGTCAAAATCGAAATGGAACGTATAGCGGCGCGCGATCAGGACCTGATCGTTTCGTCCCTGCGAATGGGTTTCGGGCGTTACAGTCCGACCGGGGCGGCGTCTGGGATTGAATCGGCTGACGTTCTTTACAATATCACCGTATAAACCGATACGGCGAAAGTTTCCAGGGGATCCTTTCGGGGGTCCCCTGGACCAGAAGAAGGGACGATCCCATGACGGACATAACAGGCGGACCAGGGCTTCGACGTATCGAAGAAGAAGGGAATCAGGCTATGAAGGAACTTAATGTAAAGGTTAAATTTAAGAGCGATTATCGGGCGGCGACGATGATCGGCGGACAGACGAAGAACTTCGTTTTTTCGAAGGGCGACGTCGTCGAAATTCCGACTTCGATTTTCGAATGGATCCAACGCGACGCGCCGGGGATCTGTTCGAAGGTAACGGCGCCGAAGAAATCGGCGTCGTCGAAGAAAAAGTCCGATCGCCAGGTTAAGGCGTCGGCGAATCGAAAGGGTTAATAATTATGGGAGACTCAACACGCGAAGTAATACTGGGCGGCGGAAGACTGATTCGATCGAAGCGGGTTAACGCGGCGGACATAGCGAACACGACTTTAAACATGATCGACATTCCGGCGGACACCCTGGTTAAAAAGGTCTGGATCGTTATAACGACCTTGTTTTCTGGCGGAACGCCGTCGATCGACGTCGGCGATTCGGGCGACGGGGACGGATGGATCGACACCCTGGACATTACAGAAGGGACCGCGGGAACTTATGCGGGATCGGAAACGAATTCGGCGCTGAAGTTGTCCGGGAAGTATTATTCGGCGCGGGATTTTATCACCGTCACCGGCGCTATCGGAATGACGGCGGGCGTCGCGTATGTCTTCGCCGAAATGCACGACGTTTCAGACGTTATCGACGACTGATCGGGGTCTTAAATGGCGATCGAAAACGGCTATACAGATCTAGTCACTGTTAAGGCGCGCCTGGACGTTGGCGATACGGACGACGACGCCGCGCTGGAAGGGCTGGTCGAAACCGCGTCCCGCGCCCTGGACGATGCGCTTAATCGGCGCTTTTATATTCCGGCGATCGCGGAAGTCCGGGTCTATTCGCCGATCGGTTGGGACCTGGTTAAGGTTAATGACCTGGTCGACATAAGTTCGAATCTGACGTCCGTAAAGGTCGACACGACGGGCGACGGGAATTTCGAAACTATCTTAACGACTTCCGACTATGATCCCGAACCGCGGAACGCGGATATGGATCTAAAACCGTTTACTAAACTCAGGATCGCGAAGGATTCGTCCCGGCATTTTCCGACCGGACGAATGACCGTCGAATTGACGGCGAAGTTCGGATGGGCGATCAGCGGAAACCCCCCGAAGCAAATAACGGAAGCGTGTTTAATGATCTGTGCGCGGCTATGGAAACGTCGGGACGCGGTCTTCGGGGTCGCAGGAACGACTCAGATGGGGACCCTTCAGGTCCTGACGGCGAAGATCGTCAAGGATCCCGATATATGGTTTCTTATTTCCCGGTTTTATAAGGGCGACTTACTGGCGGTTTAATATGGCGACGGCGGTTCGTGTAGCAGTTCCTGACCTTAAACGGATCATAAAGAAAACGGATCCGGCGATCCTGCGGGCGCCGTTGCGAACGTTCTTTAAGAAGGCGGCTATTCTGATCCAGGGCGAATCGAAGAAGAAGGCGCCGGTCGATACCGGACACTTGCGGGCGTCCCTGAATTATTCGATCGACAAGTCGTCCCTTCCCCTATGGGCGAAGGTCGGAACGAATGTTTTCTACGCGCCCTATATCGAATTCGGGACGGGGACCCAGGCGATCGGGACGCCGAAAAAGGGCGGGCGACATTTCCCCCCGTCTGACGCCCTGGAACGATGGGCGTCGCGGCATGGGTTCGGACCTGGCGGCGGGTTCGTCGTCGCGCGGGCGATCGGTCGGCGGGGCGGACTTAAACCGCGGGAATTCCTGACCGGCGCTTTTAGGGAAAACGTCCAGAAGATCCGGGGTTTCCTGGGCGACGTTGCCAGGGATATCGAAAGGAACTGGCGATAATGGCGAAGATAGAATCGATCTGCGACTATATCGCCGGGACTCTTCTGGCGGGGGATACGACTCTTCGGACGTCGGGATCTAAACCGGCGAATAAACCCCCGGAAAAGATAACGACGTTCCCCCAGGCGGTCGTTTTCCCCCGATCGGGATCCTGGATGGACGGCGCCGCGGGGACGAAGAAGGGAATTCATACCATCGTTATTCAGATCCACGTCGCGCGGAAGGATCTTCCCAGGGACATAGATAAGGCGTTCCCATATGGGGACACCGTCCCGGACAGGATCCTTTCGGATCCGACCCTGGGGGGGAATGTCGATACGGTCGTTCTGTCGAACGGGATCAGATATATATTCGGTCCCCTGGACTGGGCGGACTCTCAGACCCTGGGATTCGAATTCGAAATCGACGTAAAGGCGCAGAATCTAATAGGCGCTGATTTACCATAAGAAAGGCGGGGACCATGCCAGAAAAGGCGAAAGAAAAAGTCGGTCTGGTTTACCTGGGCGGCGGGTCCCTTCCGGGGATCCCGGCGCGGGATCTGACTCCAGACGAAGTTAAGAAATACGGCGGGAAGGCGGATCTTAAAAAGTCCGGGCTTTACGGCGATCCTAAAAAACCAGATCCTGGAAGCGGAGGGTTAGAC